TAGTCTAAGAAAGGGGTTGCGCGATACATAGAATGGTGGTATAATAGTACCCTATTCAGTGATAAAGAGAAGATGATTATGAAAGACAGAATATTCAACTATGCCAAGACGATTGATACTAACGTGTTCTACTTCAATCGTGTTGCAGATGCGTTTACTTCTAAGTTAGATTGGTATGATAACGATGACGTTGATATGATTGTCGTTGACGCAACCAATACCTCACAAGAGACTGACAACATTTTCTCTTTCCTTTACCAAACTGAACCTAACACTGATCAAGTATGGATGCGCTTTGCCAAAGAGTTCGAAGTGACCAATGCTGATCTGATTCTTGATCCAACTAAACCCTCTTATATGATACAGGTGAAATAAATATGTTTAATAATTATACTTGCAATGCTGTTACTGGTGCCGCAGGAGGTTACACTCTGCGTTTCGGTGGTCTTGATATGGCGGCACTTCGTGTCGAATGTGTTCTAGGCGAGACTCCTATGGTTGACAAAGAAGTATCTCTGTCTGCCAAGAAATACGATGTCGCTTCACTTATGATCGGTGAAAAGCATATCTCTTACGATCTGATCCTACGCATGATGCTCAAAGATGGCGTTATCACTCGACAGAGCAAAGTTAAGATAGGTGCTACTGGAAGACTTCGTGAAGTCTATGATTGTAAGACACAGAAAGCATACCGTATGTGGGGTAAGACTTACTATGGGTGTGTGTCGAAATGATTGACTTTATCGCATCACTAACATTCAGTGAGGGTTTATCCCTCATCATCCTGCTTGGCGTGTTTGTCTTGTGGGTAGAGGTTAAAGGGAGAGACGAGCAGTGAGTAAACCACGCAATCCTGTTGCTAAGTTCCAACGCAAGTACAACAAGGCAAAGGTCTTTCTTGATCGCAAGCGCGAAGCAAAGAAGCAAGGCAAACTTGTGTATGCCGAATACCGACTACTAAAGGATAGTGACGAATGAATATATTTAGATTAGATAATGATCCTGTTGTTGCCGCGCAGATGATGTGTGATAAACACGTTGTCAAGATGGTTACTGAGTATGGTCAGTTACTCTCTACTGCTCACCGTGTACTAATGGGTACTCCAGAGAAACGTCCATCCAAGTCTGGCAAGCGTATGGTCGATCACTATGTAGTAAAAGGTGATGCCAAAGAACGACTGCTATATAAGGTTGCCCATAAGAATCATCCGTCTGCTATCTGGGCACGAGAGAATAATGAAAACTACCGATGGTTATACAAGCACTTCCAAGCAACTGCGAAGGAGTACGAACATCGTTATGGACGTGTGCATATGACCTATGATAAGTTAGGTTCTATGTTGTGGATCTCACCTATCCCACCAGACGGTACTGATTACCGATGGGCACGAGAGACAGAGATGCCTCAGTGTATGCCTGATCACTGTAAGCAAGACGATGTAGTTGATGCTTACCGAAAATACTATATAGAGGAGAAGAAGAGTTTTGCTAAGTGGACTAAAAGAAAGACACCCGACTGGTTTCACAAAGAAGATGTCGGTTAAGGAAGTCATCGCCACAGCAATCCTATTGGTATGGTTATCTGCGTCATTAAACAAGTATGACGAACTATATGGAGTAAGAATGTCAATGCGTAGAATGAATGAGTGCAGAAAAGTGTTGACAACCCCAATCTAGCGTGGTATAATATAAACTTAATACACAGAAAAGGATACCAATGAACAAGCGACTCAGACATTTGCAACTTAGATCAGCGCAGACTGCGCAACAAAGTAGAAGAAGAATGATGAGACTGAATGTATTATTTGAACAAGAAATTAAATCAATTGAAGGAGAAGATCCGTTATGGCCTATACAGAAAAGCAGTGGAAAGCAGATGTCGAAGTAGCAAAGGCAGTTCTGAAAGAAACTTATGTGAACAACATCGTCTACGTTCAAGAACGTGTTAAAGAGGGTGCTAAAGAAGATGAATTGAAACAGATCGAAGATCTGATCATGGCGAACGAGCGACTTATCGTTTACTTTGATGAAGGTGATGAGTGGGTTAAAGAATTACATGAACAGGCAAAAGGCGATGGTGCTGATGATGCCGAATTTGAGGAAGTAAAAGATGATGAAGACGAAGTTGCAAGAATTGACAATGCCCGAAACTCCTGAAGAAATTAACATCGAGGAGAAAGCAGACCATCTTCAAGTTATAAAGAATGGTCTTGTTGGTGCGTTACGCGATGGTGTGACACACTTACAGTTCAGGAAGGTTAACGGTGACACGCGCAATATGATTGCCACCCTGAAGACTGACTTGATCCCCGAAGATAAGATCCCCGAAGCAGGTAAGGAACGTAAAGAGTCTGTTGCACTAGTTGTGCTGTATGACCTTGAGATCCACGAATGGCGTTCACTGCGAACCGAGAACCTTGTCGAATATCGGTGTGAAGCATGGCAAGCGTAAAGCGCAAACGGAAACCCATGTCCGAAGAGCAACGTCTCGCGGCAGTCGAAAGACTTGCCAAGGCGCGTGAAGCACGAGGACATGATGGTTCCAAGAGCGTCCATCCCTTGTTATTGGAACAAGACGATGATAGTCCTATTCATTGGAAGAAGGTTCGAGTATGGGTCAAGGAGATCCAGTCAGAACTTACCTCAATGAAAGCAAAGAGACTGTCCAAGGATACTAAAGAGAGACACGAGTATCAGATACTTGAAGTCTACCTTGGTAACCTGAAGAAGTTCCTAGAGTCTAGCATATGGTTAGACATGAGATACGGAAGACATCGTGAAGGAAGGATGAAGACTGTCGTTACGACAATGGCATACTTTCCGTGTGGAAGACCTAAGAGGACTGTAGGTCATTATTATAAAGATGTTGGTGTTTACACCGAGGAAATGAAACATGACGATGACAGAATTTACAGTACAGACAACTACACCCCAGACCCCAGACAACTTTATGAACAAGAAGAAGTTCTCGAAGATGGTGGAGAGGACGGTGAGGAACTCTGGACTTAATTACATGGATTCTATTGTGCATATGTGCGATAAGAATAACATGGAAGTAGAGGACGTTAAGAAGTATTTGACTACCTCTATCATTGACTGCCTTGAAAGTGAGGCAATGAGTTTGAACTTTCTAGAGAAAACTAATTCACTAGATGTTTAAATAACTCTTGACTTATGTGTATAAATAGGTTACAATACTATGGTACAATAAAGTACAAAGTGAAAATACGCTGTGTAACACAACTGTAATACAATGCATATACTGGAGAAAATAATATGTCTTTTGCAAACCTAAAGTCTCGATCAACCGATATGAGCAAACTAGTAACTGCCGCGCAAGAAGCGTCAGGTCAAACAACCAAAACCAATAAGTACGATGATGATCGCAAGTGGAAACCTACCGTTGATGATAACGGCAATGGTTACGCTGTGATTCGTTTCCTCCCTGCAATGGAAGGGGCAGATATGCCTTGGGAACGATATTGGGATCACGGATTCAAAGGCCCGGCAGGTCAGTGGTATATTGAGAAGTCTCTCACTACCATTGGTCAGAAGGATCCTGTGTCCGAACTGAATTCACGTTTGTGGAATTCGGGTATCGAAGACGATAAAGAAACTGCTCGTCGGCAGAAACGTAGACTACACTATGTGTCAAACATCTTAGTAGTAAACGATCCAACTAACCCCCAGAACAATGGGAAAGTATTCTTCTATGAGTATGGTAAGAAGATCTTTGATAAGATCATGGATATGATGCAACCACAGTTTCCCGGTGAAACTCCGATTAACCCATTCGACTTCTGGGCAGGTGCAGACTTTGAATTGAAGATTCGTAATGTTGCAGGATACCGCAACTATGACAAGTCTGAGTTCAAATCAACTACTGCTCTATATGAGTCAGATGAAGTTAAGTTGGAAGCAACTTACAACCAACAGTATGACCTACATGAATTTGTAGATCCTGCTAACTACAAGTCTTTTGATGAACTTTCTTCTAGATTAGAATTAGTTCTTGGAACGGCAGTTGGTGGTAATGTAACACAAAAGAATGAAGCACTCACTCAGACTGCTGAGATGAATGTGGGACGTTCTGCTCCTCAACCAGAGATCGTTTCTGCTCCTGCCCCAACGGTAGGTGCGGCATCTGATGAAGAGGATACGCTATCTTACTTTGCTAAGATGGCACAAGAATAGGTGATTGGAACTCAGTGAGTGAAAATCTGCTGATATTAAACTCACCTTTAACTAAAACACTAAACCAGACGTGGGTCACGGAGAAGTTTCGAACCAGTTGATCGGGTGTAGGGATGGAGTGATAAGTGTTTATAAGGGGTATGACTGGATGTCATCCCCTTTTTTTATTCCTGTAATCTGCTATCGCAGTCTTAATCGCGTCCTCTGCTAGGACAGAACAGTGTATCTTAACAGGTGGCAATGCTAACTCTTCTGCCAATTCTGTATTCCGTATGGTGTTTGCTTTATCCAAGGACTGACCAATGACCCATTCAGTAAGTAGACTACTAGAAGCAATAGCACTACCGCAACCGTAAGTCTTGAACTTCGCATCTTCTATTATTCCTTCTTCGCTTACTCTTATCTGTAGTCTCATAACATCACCACACGCAGGGGCACCTACCATACCAGTGCCCACGTTCTTATCGTGTTCGTCCATCTTTCCCACGTTTCGGGGATTCTCGTAATGGTCTAGTAACTTCTCACTGTATGCCATTAACCAA